TCATGGTAAGTATTAAACTCCTTAATAAGGGATTTTTCATGAACATTGGCTTCAGCTTTGCAGATACAAAGAATTTCTACAGTGAAATCATTAAGTCTATGTTTATATTTCTGAATATTGTTTCTAAGTAATCGACATGTACTCCGTTCTAAGCAATGCAATCTCCATCTGCCTATAGTACCATGACGACTACGTTTGTTCTTTCCTGTAAAACACATAGCCTGACCAATGTATTGTTTCCCATTGGGGGTTGTAACTAGATAGATCTCTGTGCAAAATTTGAGTTCATTTTTATATTTGGAATAGTCGGGAAGACCTATGAACTGTACCATGGGATGTAGTATGATAGTGCTTACCTACCTTAAGTAGTTTTATGACCTCCTGCTGCGTTTCTTCCTCAATTTTTTTCTAAACTTATTTTATAAAACAATAAGATGGGTGGCGGGTTACTACAACTAGTTGCATACGGTGCTCAAGACGTGTTCCTGACAGGGAGCCCACAAATTACTTTCTTCAAGGTGATCTATCGTCGTCACACAAACTTCTCGATCGAATCGATTGAGCAGACATTCAATGGTGAGGCGGGCTTCAACCGCAAGGTGACTTGCACAATCTCTCGTAACGGTGATTTGATCCACCGCATGTACCTACGCGTCAGCCTGCCCGATGTGCAGCTGCCTGCCAAGAGCGGCAATATTGCCACTGGCTTCCGCTGGCTGGACTGGATCGGCCATGTGCTCATCAAGACTGTGGAAGTTGAGATTGGTGGCCAGCGCATGGACAAGCATTACGGTGAGTGGCTCTACATTTGGAATGAACTCACCCAAACTGCTGGCCACGCCATGGGCTACGCTGATATGGTTGGCCACACCGCCGACCTCAACGAAGTCACCCTAAACAACTCTAGCTCGGCTCTGATCGTCCCCGGCAAGGAGCTCTATATTCCCCTAGAGTTCTGGTTCTGCCGCAACCCTGGTCTGGCTCTTCCCCTGATTGCTCTACAATACCACGAAGTCAAGGTCAACATTGAGTTCCGTGATGTCCAGGGCTCTTACTGGGCTGGTACCACCGATGTGAGCGCCGGTGCCACCGCCTGGACTTATGCTCCCTCGGCTGTGGTTCCCCAGAACTTCACCGCCTCTCTGTGGGTGGATTATATTTATCTCGACACTGATGAACGTCGCCGCTTTGCGCAATCCTCCCACGAATATCTTATTGAACAATTGCAATTCACAGGGGACGAATCCATCCCCGCTTCCACCAACAGCTGGAAGTCCAAGCTTAACTTCAACCATCCGGTTAAGGAATTGATTTGGGTTTTGCAACGTGACGACATGATTACCAATGTGGCCGACAATGCTGCCGTGCTCCGCCCCGGTAAGCAATGGTTCAACTGGACTGATGCTCTGCAGGGTCTGCCCCTTGCTGTTGGCGGTGGCCAGACTGTGGCTAACCGCATGCAACCCAACGGCAAGGATATCCTGTCCATTGCCAAGCTCCAGCTCAACGGTCACGATCGCTTCTATGAGCGCTCTGCCCGCTACTTCAACCTGGTGCAGCCCTACCAACACCACGAGAATGTGCCCACCACTGGTATCTATGTGTACAGCTTTGGCCTGAAGCCCGAAGAGCACCAGCCATCTGGCACTTGCAACATGTCTCGTATTGACAACTCCACCCTGCAGTTCTCACTGGTCAACCAGGCCGTGTCTACTCGCATCAAGGTGTTTGCTGTCAACTACAACGTGCTCCGTATTATGTCGGGCATGGGCGGGCTTGCTTATTCAAATTAGGCATCCCATAGCGGACATTCTGCAAGAGTCAGTAGTTTAATTGACTTTCAAACTTCATTTTTCTGTGTTTTACATGATCGTAAATTACAACTTGATTAAAGCATCCCAAAATGGTCATATCATAATGTGTTCTAGACAATGTATAAACATAAATTCATCCAACCCTATGGAAAACGAAATGATCAGTTGCTATTCACAAACTCGCTTTTTCCGTCCCAGAAGCGAGTTTGATGCAAATGGATTGCTATATATACGAATCAAGATGGTTGAAGTAGATTTGATGAACTATTTTGAAACAGAGTTTACAACAAATGAACAAATACGTTTCATACACCATTTTAATTTCTACTTGGAAACAGATAAGTCAGATAATAAATTCCCAATCAATCTTGATAATGTTTACAAGTGGATAGGTTTCACCAAGAAAACTGACCTTCAAAGCAATCTCCGAACTGGAAAAGCAACAAAACGTACTCAAAAGGTACTCAAAAGGTATTCAAATGTTTAGAGAGTAAGGAAGTACTCCACGTATACAATACAATTAAAAGTGCAAGAGAAGCAAACGAGTTCAAGTATTCTGAAACACAGATACGTGAAGCAGTACGAAATTGTACACTTTTGGATGGCTTCAGATGGGTACTAAGTTTTGATGAAACACCTGTCATCCCTGACACAAAAACTGATACAAAAACACATATTAAAACTTATGATTACTTTGCAGTAGTTGACAATAATACCAATGCAATTGTCAAGGTATTTCCTAATCAGAAAGATGTTGCGGAGTATTTGGGCATCTCTCCTGCTCTTGCAAACAAAAAAGTAAAAGAGCAAACACAAATTGCTGGTAGACGGATTATTGCTTGGGAAACGTTATCAAGTGAAGCAAGGGAATTATATCTACAAAACGGCAATGTGCTACCTATAAAACAATCCAGTCAGTCAAAAGGTATTATTCGTTCTGACCCTATCACAAAAGAAGAAACCATGTATCCATCTGTTGTCAATGTGACAGATACAATGAAGGTATCACGTCGAGATGTACTGAATGCAATTAAAAATAGCATTAAATTTAAAGGATTTACTTGGAGATGGGCTTAAATGTATAAACTTTTTCCTTCTTTTACATTAAAGGTATGAATAGCATGGGAGGTTTATACCTTTTGAAAAAGTGAATAGCACTTAAGAAGATACGCCCCAAATACATACACGAACCAACCAAGATGTGGACAGTTAAGACAAAGACAACTCTCAAGTATCCTCGCTGTCGCCAAGCCCCAGTTAAGGACAAGTATGTTGTTGAAAACACTTCTACTAATCAAAAGCTTGTTGTGTTGAATTGGCCAGAACTAGAATCTCCTCTTGTATACGATTTGGATGATGAGATTGACTTAAGTCAGTATGGAACATGGTTCATTTGTTCGGGGAATGGATATGCTCAAAGTACTGCGCAGGGAAGTCAAACAATGCACACTATCATTGCTGGTCTGAAGGGTATTGTTTGCAACCCAGGAGAGTCAATCGATCATATCAACAGTATTAAGATGGACAATCGTCGTGTAAACCTACGGTCAGCTACACAAAGTCAACAGAACTCTAACCGTGAGGCAAGGTGTGATAGGAAGGCTGTTGACCCAGAACTAAAGGCGATTGGTGTTCATGTACTACCCAAGTTCATTCGCTATGACCCATCTGAGGAAAAGTTTGTAATTGATGGTCACCCCAAGCTACGCGATGACATAGTCAATAAGAAGAGAAAGACAAAGCAAGCTAGTGCAACAAAAGCACAAGATGCAACACTGGAGGAAAAGTTTGCGGATGCCCTGGCAAGACTTGAGGAGCTTGATGCAGATGATTATCCAAACAAGGATGAATACCAACAGTTCTGCGAGCAACGACGCGTATTAAAGCGTGAATACTACGATATAATTAACTGTGTACGCGCCTATGAAAATCAAGAACCGCTCAACATCATCGAATACGTTTGTCCTATTGTTCCTAAGCGTTATACACCTGCTGGAAGGAGGTCTAAAGATGCTATTCCACCTGAGTATGGTCTGTCCCTTGCAGATCTGCCATCATGCTGTGGTTATAAGAAGCCCGAGGAGAAACGCAAGGATGGATTTGAAATTGTAGGGCATGCTGGATTCAAGTTTATTGAGGGCAAGCAAGATCTAAAAAAGGGAGGCTCATGGAACATTAGAAAGAATATTCCTCCATTGGAAAAGCGCCGCATCTTTCTTGAAAAGTATGTGGAACTACAGAAAGCTGCCGGTCTACCACTTGATAGCTCATGTCATACTAAAAAATTCTTGGATATCCTAAAGGATGAGAATTTATGTTAACACTGAAGCAACGACTGGTACACTAAAACAAAAAGATAAGAAGGTGTTCGAGTACGATCCCATAAATCTGAAAGACAATACTGATAAATGTGATTGAAAGTGATAGTAATACTGATGAAGATTTAGAAGATAATGATGTCTAGGCCTGGGACACTATGTCATACCCAAGCTTTTTGGGTCTAAAAACAGTAATTATTTTAAAAAGACTCTGGAGAAGCTATATGATGATATAAGAGAATGAACAAATGTGACACAAAAAGGGAGCTTGTAATCCCGTCAAGACACTTTGCTCCTGGCTCCTGTTGATTCAAGATCAGATATGGAAAAAAATATGTCAAGAACTCAATTGGGATTTTATTCCTAGCATTTAAGATTGTATTTTTCCAGATACTTTTTAGTTTCATCAGACATACATGATTCAAACGATCTTGTGGCAAGAAATAACAAAATATGCACGGCTATCGATACCACGCTGTCATCTACTTGATTGGACACCATCAAATCAATTTTATTCTGTAAATCATTTATTGCCAATTGTACATCAGGATATATATTTATTTCTCTTTTCCACGAAAAATCCATCATATTCTTTAATGTCGTCCAAGTCTCAATACTAGCATCATATGAAATATTACAAACTACAAGACATATTACTTTGACAGCCGTATTTGTATTACATGTAAAATACTTGAGAACTTTCTTTGCCAGATTCGAATCGGAAGTAAATATTTTGACAGCAGCTTCAAGTACATTATTCATCAAAGTTTTTGACATGCGACAAGAGAGTAGCTGATGTATCTTTTCTCCATAGACATAAGTAAATCCCGGCTCAACATTTTTTGCATGAATATTACAAAGATAATCAAGACATTCCACCATGATGGACAAGCAAACAGTTGGGTACTTGGAGAGCAAGACAAGTAATTCTTCTTCAAGTACCTTGTTCCGTTTCCTGTCATTAGCAAGAGTATCAAAATATTCAGTGACCACAGGTTCAACGGATTTGCGTACTTTATCCAAAGGTTTCTGTGATTCTTTATACACCCACCAAAAACACATCATTACTACATTTTTACCATATAGTCTTAAGTGAGTAAACCTATAGAAACTGCTATATATCTAAATCTTCTTGATACCTTTAAGAATATCATGTTGCGACATGAATTACAATCTTTCTGTAAACCATGTAAAATAAAGTAAATGTACGACAACTAGCCGCACCCATATAAAGCACGACCCATCTTGCCCACTCACTCATACCACATAACTTGCACCCAAGATGATCAAAGTTGAATATGTTTCGTATAGTCGGCGAGCCAAGTCAGTGATAGTTTATTACAAAGAAGAATCCAGCTCTTAATCACGTTGTCAGCCGATTTCTTTTTTCGAGAATGCATTCACAGTCGAGCTTGTTTCGTCAATGCCTTATAAACAATACATCAAAAATGTAAGTAGTATGTGGAGCAATACTACTGGAGTTGAAGGAGCAATGCCTAGGTGTTGCAAAATTCACGTGCCCGAGTGTAGAAATGCAAGGATTCAAATGATTTACTGGTGAAAAGCTTTTCAAGATCATCAATATATTTTGCGCGGTTTTCAATGTAATTAGCCTTGTCAACTTGCGGTAAAATAATGTCAATCGCTCGTTCTATGTTTGGTATCTCTTCAGCATGATGATGAACTAAATAATATGATAAAAATGGTAAAGATCGCTGATATCCATTATTGCAAAATACAAATACATTTTCTCTATTTTTCCGGTGTTTCTCTATAGCTTCAATAGCACTATCAAATTGTGCGTAGTCTAGAAAGGGCGTATGATCATGATAATTCATTACTATCTTGTCAACGCCTGGAAAGGTTAATTGTGCAGCACTACTTTCATCAAACGGCAATAAGGCTATGATGCATTTGATATTGTTGTCCTTGAGAATTTTCTTAAAATTGTCCAACTTGAGATATTCTTTATCAATAAGAAATACATTCCATATGATGTGATGTAATGTATATTCTGGTGGTACAAATTCACTATTGTCTTGCTTTATATATGTTTCGAGGGGGATGAGGTCTTTGTAAAGTGCCCATTTACTGCACTGAATGTTATTATCTAAATGGCGATTCAAGTTTCCAAGATTTGCAAATGTAGTATTACATATAAAACATTTATGACTCAGATTTTTCTTATCAATGTCTGAAAGTGGTAGATTAAACTTGTCATCTATATAATCTTTTATTCCGGGTTGGAGCTTGAGCCATTCCTCACAAAGTGGTTGTCGCTTTAAATGTTTTTTGAGATTATACGCATTAGAATAATACTTGTTGCACGCGCTACACTGATGCATTGTGTCTTATATACTTCCATATCGGAATTATAATTCCAATTTTGAACACGCGAGGATATCAAGTGCTGCAGCCTTAGCAAGTCTATCTGCTTTACCATTAAAAGTCGATTCATATCCACCATCAGACGCATGAGCTTTTACCCACTTGACAACCGTGTTGGGGCGCTGAAGCATGGCTTCATCAAGTTGTTTCACAAGTTCCAAGTTTGCAACTTCTTGTTTACCCCGTTTCATCCAATTATTTTGTTTCCACGTACTCATCCAAAGCGTTACAGTCTTGTAAAGCAATTCCGAGTCCGTGTGAATAACAAAAACCCGTTTCTTGTCCTTGTCTATCTGATCGGCAATCTCAAAAGCTTTCAACACAGCCAAGTACTCGCATATATTGTTCGTACACGGCGGTGGGACACTAGCCGCAAAGTCATACTCGGGGTGTTCCGGCCACACCACAGCATACCCACCAAAAGCAGAGGACGTACCATTGTTGAAGCATGAACCATCTGTGAAACAATTTAGATACCCACTTGGCTGAGAGGTCTGTGTAACCTGCGGAGGAGAGAGAAAGGCATTAGCTTCTGATTCGGTTTTGAACTTTTTATAGATAGCGTGCGGAAAACCAACAACTTGTCTCTTTGCTTCATCCCATGACCTGTAAATACCCGGAGATCTACCATTTTTTATAGCGTAATACATCATCTGGATAGCAATATGTTTACATCCTTATAATAGTTTCAAATTTGCCGCCCATATTTTAGGGTTTAATCAAAGATTGGCAAAAACCCATAATCTGATTCATCTATTACTGTTGAAATTTCTCTCAAAGGAATCTGAAACCCTTTCAAAAAGGAAAAAATATTCAATTCATTGACAAGTGCTTCATCAATGAATTGAATAGTGTTTGGAATGGAGTTTTTTACTCGAACTACTCGTACATGTGGTAGAATCGTACCAAGTATTCGTGCAATCACACAATCTCTTACTCCTACAATAGTTACGTTATGCCCTTGTTTGTGATAGGTTAAAACATTTTTATATATTTTTACTAAATCATATTTATTATATGGTACAATCCATATATTTTTAATAGATGTATGTAATATTTCATACAAAGATAGTCCATCCGTTATAATATTTGAAGCTTCTAGAACACTAGACTCTGGGTAAAAGTAATAAGGAAGGTAAAATCTGACTGTTTTGATAAATACATTGCCAATCAATATTGATCTGAAAACTGGATTTATTAATGTGAGACTATCGACTGATTCTGGTACATTTCTAAGATCCAATGTATTTGCTTCATGACTGCTTCCATTCCAGTCTATATGAAGAACTCTAAGATTTGATCCAAATATCATGTTGGCAAATGTATTGAGACCTTCCTGATCATGCAATCTGAGTTTTAATTTTAATTTAAATGGTTTATTGAACATCAAGTTGGGATGAATATCACGTATGGTTAAGTAACATGCATCAATCGTCTGAAACATATTCATTAACGGATTATAATGTTCACTTTGTTTGACATGTAACAAGACTTTAAACTTCAAAGTAGGTATTTCTTCATTCCAGTCAAACATACATTGATCCGCAAATTCCAAATGAACTGACTCTAGATTTTTATAATATTTTGCAAGATGTATCAGATTTCGTAATTCACTAGTTCGGTGTATTTTAATGTTTAAAGACTCTGCAGACGTACATAGTGGCCAAAATCTTTTTGATCCAATGATTGAATTTTGTATAGAAGCGCAATCAAGAAATATTCCAATATGTGAAATAAGATCAAATGGTAGATCCATATATTTATATAAAATGATTTGTGTCCTTATATGATGGTATTTCTCAGTAATCCAATAGTTTATAGCCAGCAAATATAAATACTTGACCTACAAAAGCAGTTGGTTGCATGTTATTGTGTGCATTACTTCCACCAGAAGCATTAGTTGTAAATGTATGTGAATGATCTCCTGCAGCATTTATAGATATACCTGTCACCGATGAATTAATATTGCTCCATGTTCTTGTGCCAGCGGAATCAGAAGCGAATCCCGGTGGATTTGCACCACTATTATTGAAATCGTCATTTATAGTTGTTTGAGTGTGAGTATGTCCTGGATCGGTTATTGTATGGGAATGATTACCATTTGTGGTTGTCGTTCCCGTGTGAGTATGGGATGGGATCTCATTGGATGTAAGTAAATGCGTTTCGGTACCCACAAAGTCGCCCAGATTCCGCGGTGTGAGTCCATTCCCCGTGCCTACACACCCCATGACCTTTCCACGTATATCTGGAATTTTGAATGTAACACTATCATCCGCTCCAAATCTTGTACCAATAGCTGCAAATAGTTCAACATACTCGGATCTTGACAGCGAGCGACCATCACATTTAATCCATCCAGCAAAATCGTCAGTTCTGCTAGACCACTTGTATTCTCCAACATTAAACTTCATAGCATCCAAATATTTTTGGATCAGGGGAAGTGCTGTATAATTTATTGAATTCACAACATACGATAAATCATTGAGATTCCGCATCTATATACTTACAATATGTGTATTTTTTGTCACTCAAATTGCGGAACAAATATGAGACATTGCTTTTTCGTTGTGGCCGAATTTAGTACTGAAAAACCCAAAAAATTCTTGCGGATATATTTCAAAACGTCTAAAGTACATGTCGGTGCAAACACTTTTGAAACGTTCTGGTTCCATGAATACAAGCAGCAAGTTTATCATTGATTGTTCATCTAGATTGACGGCTAATATGCCAACTACAGAAGCATGGCTGCAAATTCTTGAGAAATTAAGCAGGGTTTTGCTGGGTGTTTTAGAAAAGACAGAAAAAATAGTCATAAAAATCGGAAACGTAAAACATCTTGAAAAAGAATATAATATAGGTAATAGACTTGCAAATTTAGATGGATTTGTACGATACATCTGTTTTTCACATGTTATGATTTCAAGCGCCACAACGGAAATACTTCATCATTATGTCAAGGTTTAGGTAAAAGTATGGGGTGTTTGGTGATGAAGTACTATTCAAAAGGGGCATTATCGGGTTTAGAAGATGCCGAGTCAATTAAGAAATGTCTAAAAGCAGTTTGTAATATTCTGGCAAAAGCATTTGATGCATATGGATTCGTCCATAATGACATGCATTCATGAAATGTTTTAGTCACACATGGAAATTCGATAACCCCCGTGATTATTCTAGATTTTGAAAACTCTTTTATTGGAGTTGATACTAAAAATCGAGTCTTTGTATATAAAGATATAGTACGTCTTGTTGCAGATATTGCATATAGCTCATTCTTTGATTATGAAAATGTTCCAGAGTTGCTTAGCACAATTGAACATCATGAAAAAATAAACACGCCGTTCGACTCTGCATTCCCAAATATATTTGAAAAGATTGATAAGCTGATCATAAAGAATAAAACGCAGCCATCATTGGTTTATAGATCTGATATATTTTGAAAGTTACAACAGTCGCTTTTCTCTTTTCGGATAAGCAGCAGGTTTGGAAGGAGCGGGGAACACCGTATCCACCCATTTCTTCAAACATGTTTCAGGGTGAAAACGTTTGGCCACTTCCTGTGCACGGTATTGGCGAAGGGATTCTCGGTTTGCATAGTTCTTGTGAATATCTTGAATCAGCCACATAATAGCTTCATCTTGTGCAAGCGACCCTAGCTGTGGAACACTTGGAGTACAATAAGGATTATTAACAGTCTCAACACTAACTGGCAGGGGAATCCATGTCACCAACCCATCATAGTACTCCTTAAGTGCCGCAACGGGGTATGTCAAGACTTCCACACCGCATAGAATTGCTTCGGCTACTACACAAGCAAATGTATCTCTATGAATTAATCCATTTTCAGGATTTATAAGTGGATAAATTAAATATCTCGCATTACATAGAGTTTTATAGACTTGCGCTTTATCAGCACGAACTTTACCATCCTCAGAGTAACTCCGCACGATAAAATCTCCCCAAACCC